AACTCTTTTTCACGGGTGTTATCCGACGCATTTCTGCTGTCTTGTAGGTCATCCATGAAGGCGGGGGTGATCTCTTGGGTATGCTTAAAGGTAACATTGTTGCCCTCTTGCAGGTACTCGGTCTCAACGCCCAGCAGTTTGCGCGGGGCGGGCTTAGTATCTTTTGTCATGTGTAGGGGTGCTCGATTTGTTGCTCGTGGTTAGGAAAAGAGGACCGGCGGGGGAGACGAAGTAAGGAGAGCAGCCAACCTTCGTCTGCTTGGTCCCGCCGGACCTCAATAGTTTACACGGTCTTAAGACAGGCCGGTGATCATGTGGCTGTCTGCAAAGCTCATGTGCTTACATGAGATCTCGGCCACGATCTGGTGTCTGTCGCTGTCGCCATTTTTGGCAAGCAGGGTGCGTGTGTAAGGACGCAGGACCACTTGCTTAAACATCGACGGATCGATGAGAAAGGCGTGTGTCGTAAGCTGGTGACGGTTAAGTACGACTTTGTACTCACCGAATGGACCAACATAAAGGTCGATCACATTGACCAAGGTCTTGGTGCTTGCGAATTCACGGTTACGCCCAGAGGCGGCAGTGAAGCCTGCAATGATAAGACCATCGGCTGGCTTGACCATCAGAACAGACGGATCTGAGCCTTTTTCAAATGCGTCTTGGCCTGCCACAAGAAGCTTGGCTTCTGTGAGAGGGTCGGTTGCATTAGAGCCAGCATCAGTGCTGTTTGTGATCTGTTGATCAATCGAAGCCATCTTACGCGCAGCAGAGGCAGTGCCTGTGACTGCAGCCTGAGATACACCAACGAATGCCCGCTCCTGATCGCGCTTGATTTCCTTCAGGGCCTTACCCATTTGGTACGCGGTTTCCTTCGCACGACCGTAGGTCTTGATCGCGTCAGCAGTTGCTGAGATTTGGAAAGCTTTGGTCAAGATCTGAGTGACGTTAGACCGCATTGTTGTCGGCGAGAGTGTCGCCATAGATGCGTCTGCGCCTTCAATTGCAGCGTTACAATATCTTCGCCTTAGTTCGCTAAACTAAGACCGCCCGTCAGGGCTGCTCTATGTCACCATAGAAGTTGAGACCATATTACCGTCCGCGTGGGACGCTCTGCGCTTCGGCCCGCTTGGGCCTACTCCCTTTCGGGATGGTCGTTGCACCTTCCCTCACATTAGTAAGGGCTTGGCTCAGGATTATCTCAATAATGAGACTTCCCCTGAGTTCACAGAGTTATTCAAAGTAGATCGCTCTACTAGGCCGCTAACTTAACGGATGCACTTGCAAGTGAATCTTCCTGCCATTCAAAGACACGGGCGTGTGTCTTCTCAGACTTCATCAGAGTTGACATTGGGGTGTCGGTGGGAGTGATGTCGGTTATGATGTCTGAGACATCTTCCGCTTTTCCTACTTGGTTGTAGGTAGTATAAGTAGCCATTGAGCTACCTCCTTCTTAGTGCTTTGGGTTATTGCTCCCAACGCGCTAACAAGGCTTCAGCGATGTCATCAGCATCACCGTTTCGAGATGGATTACTTCGCAGCATTTGCTGGGCCTTCTTGGCTCGGCGTACTGCGCTGTCATCTGAGACGGGTGATTTGGTTGACCTAAGTATCTTCTTACCTTTGTTGCCATCCTTGGCCCGTATGACCTTAGACTTCGCCTTCTTGGTTTCGGCGGTCGCCTTGGTTTGGTCATATAGACGGGCTTTGTTAAGCAACATGATTACCTGTGGATCGACGTATTGATCGACTTGCTCTTGGGGTAATCCTTGGGACACAGCATATGACCTGATGTCGTTGTACAGGTCGTTGCCCCAGTCGGGCATTTGGCTCTGAAGAACCTTTACGCATTCACTCGCGGCCTGTTGATGCAGCTTTGCTTGCTGGTCTTGGGCATCGCGGTAAAAAGCGTCGGCCTCTTCTTTGAGAAACTTAAGGTTGTCTTCTGCGTCTTTTGCTTCGGCCCTGAGCTTTGCAAAATCATCGGCATCCATCTGTCGGCTTGCGACTAGCATGTCCACTTCGGAGTATGGCTTGGCTCTGGCTTCTGCTCTCTCGAGAAGCTTTTGATAGCTGATGTCTGCCTTCTGTAAGGCAGCGTCGGCCTGCTTGCGCTGTGAAGCGAGGTCTTGAGACTTTCGGGTCAGGCTGGCTTCTTGTCCGTGCAATCGTTTCAAAGCCGCGATGGATACCCGCTGCGTTTCCCCGTCAACGATGATTTCGACTTGAGTGTCATCGTCAATACCTGACAACTCTACCTCTTCGTCGGCTTCATCGGGCTCGGGTTCTTCGCTTTCGTCGGGGTCCGTCTCGTCTTCGTCTTCGGTCTGCTCGGTTTCGTCATCCTGAATCTCAGACTGATCCTCGCTAGTCTCGTCTTCGTCTTCTTCGCGAGGTTCGTCTGTTGCCTCTTGATCCTCTTCGGATAGGGTTTCCCCGTCCTCCCAGCGATTAAGAATGGCTGCTTCCGCATCATCGAGATCGAGATTGCGGGGTTGAGGTTCTTCGTGTGTTTGGACGTCTGTCATGGTCCTACGTGTCCTCTCGACTGCTGTCGTCATTATCAATGGCGCGGTCGTTGATCTCATCGCGGATCGACACCCATTGCTTCAGTGTGTTTGCCACGTCTACTAGTGCTCGATAGTGGCGGTAGTTTAGCTCTCGTCCTGCGCTGTCATCGGGGTCCGAATTGACGTACGTCGTGAACGTCCCTTCGACCAGCGTGTTGACGCAGGCATTGAATGCAGTGCTAGACAATAGCTGCTCTGCCTCGTCACCTTGCGTGACAAGTTCTTCTTCGGTCATTGTTTTGCTCTCCTTGGGGGTAGTGCCTTAGCCTGTTGGCGAGGCTATCGCTCGGACATCAGTTGCTGTCTTCGCAATCTCTAGTTCTGCTGTGTCCACCATTACTTTGTGGTCTAGCTGGCTCTCTTTGAGGTCTAGGTTGTCGCTCTGCATGGCAAAGCTCTGCTGTGCTTTCATGTTATCTAGCTCAAGTTTCATCTGGGCCATCTGCGCGTCCATTTGCTGCTTGGCCTCGGCCAGAGCGGTCTGACGCTCTTGGATCTGCATTTGTTGTTGCTGCATTTGCATCTGCATTTCTTGCATCGGATCTGGCTGTGGTGGCGGTAGTTGCTCAGGTGGCGTCAGATAGTCTTGGACGTTCTTGATGCCACTGTTCTCCATGACGTGCGACATGAGCTTGTATTGGTTTGGCGCTTGGTACATGGACGACAGGGTAGGGTCCTGAGACATGAGCCCGTGTAAGGCCAAGTACTTCTGCGCCTCCTGCTCTTGTTCGCCATATCCGAGGTGCATCTCGACGGTCACATCGCGCTTGGATGCCCATTGTGCTGGGCTTATCTCGACGTAATCACCGGCTAGTTCAACAACCTTTTCGTCGGTCTCATTCTCGACACACAGTTGGTACACAAGCTGATACAAGGGCCGCAGGAAGTTGTTTGCGAAGTTGCGGGCGATGATCTTCTGGCGTTGTTGAGACATGGTCGCAAGCTGCTCAACCATCGCGGCTGAGTTTTGCTTGCTGACTGCGTCTTTGTTGGTGCCTTGGCTAAGACGGCTAACGCCCGTGGTGTCCTCTTTGTCTTCGTCCAGCATCTGGATTGTATTGAAGATAAACGGGTTCAGAGGTGCCTGCGCCATAGGCACAATAGCGTCAGGGCGGGTGACGTTAACAATGCCGCCGACGCGACCGTCGATAAGCTCCCGAGGGTTGGTAACACCGCCCTTAGTGACCACGTATCGCGGATTGTTCGTTATCATCGCATGGTCAAGGATAGACCTTGTCAACACCGTGCGGGCGTTCTGAATTGGCACGACCTTGCTGGCAAAGTTGTTTCCCCAGAATGAATGCGGGATTGGCAGCGGGGTAAAGCAAACAAAGGGCTTGCGGTTCACGCGCTCCTGCTCAAGCAGGACATTGCCAGCCTTGACCAAGCGGTAAAGTTCAGCTTCGCCGGTGCCCTCGACATCGAGCATCGTGTAACACTCGTAACAAGTAACCGATCTTACCTGATCTTGGTATCCAAAGGCGTTGAAGCCTCGGTCGCTGCCTATCTCTTCGTGCCGAGCTAAGACCTCTGGGTCAGTCTCCATCTCTGTGTCTTCGTGGTCGCCAATCTTGTCAATCAAGTTCTCGTCGTAGCCCATCTGCCGAAGCTCTGAGATGGTCTTAGTCGAGCGGTGAGCGCAGAATAGGACGTCATCGAGATCCCGTGCTTGTGGCTCAATCAGAAACTCTTCGGGGGCGACGTTCTCAATCACAACCTGAGAGGTGTCTTGGGTCACGCGAATGTCACCGCTGTAAAAGCCGAGGCTTTCTTCGATCTCTTCAATCTCTGTGTTGTCTTGAGCCAGAACGGCGTCAAGCTCATCCTCAGTCAGATCCTCGACGTATTCTAGGTGGCTCTCGGTCTGCTCTTTCCAGTAAACCCTGACGATGCCACAGCGGGCAATGAGACCGTCGTGGATTGCTGTGCTCATTACAGAGTAGAGGTCGTTCTGCCGGTGAGCCACGTAGTCGGTGTACTCAGTGCAGACCTCTGCCATCTTAACGTCGTCGGCGTTCTGTGGGCCAAAGCGCACAGTCTTGTTACCGCTGGCGAATGTCTCAAGCAGCGCAGCTTTCATTGACTCGACGCTGTCATAGACGTCCATTGAGACATATGAAGAGTTGCCATCATGGGCTTTCTTGGGCAGCGTGGCGTTGTAGTAGTCTACAGCTTTCTTGCGCTCACGGCTGATCTGGCTGTCATAGTAGCCGACTGATCTGCGGATGTTGGCATCAAGGATCTTAACGATGCCCTCGTCGTCCAACTTCTTATAATCTTTCGTTTGCATTCGGCTATACCATTTCTATGTAGTGATCGTCTGTTGATTCAATAGGCTCCCAAGCGCCTTCGTGAATGTGGTTGGCTAAGGCCAGCGACATGACGCAGTCGTCAAAGCAACCAGACTCGGCCTCCATCGCGCCGGTCTCGGTCACAATGTACGTGAGCATCTCGCGGATCGTGACCTTGCAATTAAGTTCTAGCTCGTCGTCGCGGTGACTAGCTCGTAGCTGATCGATGATCAGAGGCTTGGTCTTGGAGGTAGTGGTGAACCCGAGCTTGGTGGTCTCACGATCTGTGAGCTTGTCAATCTGGGTCTCGGTGTAGAAGTTGGGATACGCCATGTCTTTGCCGAGCCTAGTACACGTCAGGATACCGTGAGAGTTATTCTCGACGATAATCAGCGCCTCGTTGTAATACTCGCCCAACGCATAAAGCACGGTCGCGAAGTAGTCGGGATGCACATGACTGCGCCACACAGCGACCTGACGCTTCTTGCTGTCGAGGATCTGAGCGCAGGAGTAGTCACCGCCTCTCACGCCCATGCTGACGTCGCCTCCTATGACATATTGTTCGCCGTCAACGTGGGGTCTGAAGATCGAAAGCTCTCCCCGAGCGTTGTCCAGCCATTCGCCTCCCTCAAGGGCAAGCCGTTGCTTAAGCTCTTCGGTCTCAGACAAACGAGACAGGAGCTTGTCAGGATTAAACACAGGGCGACCAGTGGTCAGGAACGCCTCGTCTGGGTAACTCGGATACTCTTGCCGAAAGAGGTCTAGGCCGTTCTGCGCGACCTTGCGACGGCGAAACATAAGCTGTTCGTCATCGAGGTCATACTCGGCAGCGAGGTCAATCTCGTCGGGGGTGCGCTCGAAGTTGTCGGGGACTGGCTCACGATAATCGGGGTCGGTGAACCACGGGATGAAGACAGGGACATACCCGTTGGTACCATCGACAGCGCCTTTCCAGAGATCGTAGAAGATACCCGAGATACCATTTGCGGTCGATTCAACAAAGATCGCCGTTCCGTTTGTGTTAGGCACCGCTTGCGTAAGACCATTCCAGTTTTCAAGGGCTGTGCTTTTTTGCCAGAAGGCCAACTCAGATGCGTGGACATGGGTCAAGGTCTCGCCTCGGCCAATGCTCTCACCGCCTGCTGTGGCGACCACAAAGGAGCTGTCGAGCACGTCAAAGCTCAGTTCGCGGCGTGACGAATACTTGGTGTGAGGCTTTAGTATCTCAGGGCAGTTTTCGTGGTACCTCTTGGTCATGTCAAAGAGGGCTCGTGTACTGTCCGAGTGGTGCGTAACCACCATTGCCTTAGAAGCGTTTCGTTGGCTGACGCTGAAGTAGAGATAGCCACCAGTATACGTTGACAACCCTTGCTGACGAGCTTTGAGGATGATGATCCTGACCTTGCCTTCAGACGCCATCTGTTGCTCGACGGCATCGTTAAGAATGGTCTGAGCGTTGTTTAGTTTGAGCGGCGCAATCTCGCCCGCCTTGGTGCGGATCTTTAGTGCTGACTGAGCATAGAAGCTGTAGTCATTTAACAGTCGTTTCCTCACTGCTACCAATTTCGGATCTAATGCTGTCATCTTCGCTCTCTTCTAACTGCAGCGGCTCGTCTTGTGGTCCGTCGTGCTCGATTAGCAGAGATGATAAGAAGCTCTCAGCCTTGCCGACAGTGACCTCTACGCTTGCCGCTGGCTTTGATCTGGTGAAGTCTAAGACCAGACGTGCAGCCGTGAGCTTGTCGCGGTTCTGCGCGGGTTCACGCATGATTGACACAGCAGCGCGTAAGGCTTCCTTGGAGTATTCATCGTTTATGTCAAATTGATCACTCATGATCTCGACCACCTTGTCTGCTTCGGCTCGGGCCTTTTCTCTGATCGGCACAAGCTGTGCTGCTGTGTAGCCGTCGACTACACCGACGGGCCTGCCTGCGTTACGCTTAGGCTTAGTTGACCACTGCTTCCGCAAAGCGCGGCCCTCGGGCGTCTTCATAAGATTGCTGAAGTAATTATTCTGCCTTGGAGTGCTCTTTTGCGGATACTTTAGCTCTTCTTTTGCCACCTTGTTTCGGGGCTTCTTTGGTGCGCCCATTGGCTAGCTCCTGCTTAACAATTCTCAGTGATTGCTGCGACGATCCGCAGAATTGATCTGGGGGCAATGCAGCTTCCATCTCTGTGTAGATCGCAAGCTTGTCGGGGCTCGACAAAGAAGACGTGCGAACCCAGTCTATGCGCTTGAGCATGTCCGCGAAGTTAAATGCTGTTGTTATCATTGTAAGGTGCTCTCCTTGTTAGCTTATTAGTTTACTTCTTCTTGCCGCCTTTTGATTTAGGTGGGCGTCCAACTTTGGTTCCGTAAGTGCCTTTGCCTTGGGGCATGGTAATCTCCTTTTCTTGGGGGTTACGCGGCGAACTGTTGTTGTGACAGCGCACCGGCTTGGGGTGACAAAGCACCGGCAGGCATCTGCTGGCGCTGTTGCTCTTCTTCCTCTTCCTCGGCGCGACCGTTGAGCATCATGGCAAGCACCACGGCGACCATTGTGGCGAAGGGGTAAGTGTACAGTTGGAACTTGTCAGTTGACTTGTTCATCATTTCTTTGACCAGAGCCGACGTTGCGGGTGCAATATTCTTAGCAACTTTTGGGTTCAGCAGATACAAGAGAATAGGATCAACCGCCCGCTCTTCGGGGCTTTTGACATAGTCAAGGTAACGACCTGTGCGGGCAAATGTATCGGCGTCATCAAAGTTCTGCCTAGCTTCTAAGGCGTCCATGACGCGGCGTACCTTGCGGCGTTGGCTTGGGTTCTTTTCAATGTAGAGGTCAGCGTACTTTTGAATATTGTCGATCTCGTTGTCGATCTGGCGACGTTTGGCTGTGCTGATCCCACCAAATTGATCAAAGAGGCTTTCAAAACCGCTGTCAAAAGCAAGTCCGTGACTAAGTTCATGGATGGCGGTAGTCAATGAGTCTAAGCTTGTGACTTCACCAAGTTCATCTGAAACCTGTGCGCCTTCACGAAGTCCGTAAGCTGTCCGCACGCGCTTGCGATAAACTCCGCGCACACGGTCTTTGACGTCCACCCCTAAGTTGTCAAACATCTCTTGCTGGCTGTTGAATAGCTTCAGCGTAATGTTAATTGCTTTGGCGAACTCAACGGCACTGTCGATGTCTTGGATGCCGTCAGCGTACTTTGTACCGGCCTTGCCGATCTCAAACGCAGGGCGAACGAAGGGTAACTGTGCTTTCACCTGATCGGGTGTGGCCGGTTGAGAGCCAAGCATCTTATTGACGAGAGACGCCATGTTAAACGGGGATTGCGGTTGAGGCTGCTGGGCAGGAGGGGTCGCTAGGACTCCAGTATTCCCTTGTTGGGCGAGGTCTTGGTCGAAGGATTGTCCTGCATCGGGACCGGCTGGCCCTCGTCCTCCGCGTCCATCTCCGCTAAGAGATCCCAGTCCGTCTCTTTGCTTAATTGCTTCGACGACTTTTCGAGCAGCGTTGGCGTAATCAGGCGCATCATCGTCTTCGTATCCACGGCTCTCATTCCCTTCGGTTTGCTTTGCTGTATCATATAGGCGCTTCTCAGGATACCACAACAGGGCCTGTAGGTCACTCATAGTTAGCTGTTGATTGCTGTTTTG